ACCTACCAGATTCAGGCGAGGCGCCGTGGGTCTGCGTGCTTTACCGCGACAGGATTTTGCGTTTTGACTTTCGAGATGGACCGTATCCGGGAGACAACTTCGTGCTAAAACCAAAGGATCACGGAAATGAATGACATTGACATTATCAAGAGTACCGTGGAACGATGTACAAGGTTTGCAGAAGAACGTGGATTACTTAAAGAACCAAAAAAGGAGAAGAGAATGAAAGCCGTTACTTACGTACGTTTCTCGCCTAGGCCCGGAAGTAAAGCGTGCGATTCCTGCGATAAACAGAGAAAGCGTTGCCAGGATTATGCAAACTCAAAAGGCTACTGGAGAGTGGCTGACTTCCAGGACGCGGCAGTTTCAGGCGGCGATCTCAATCGACCAGGACTGGAGGACATGCTGAAATACCTAAAGAAGCACGCCACGGACCACAGCCGCATTGCTGTGATCGTGGATTGCGTCGATCGGTTAGCCCGGGATCTGCTGGTCAACCTTACGTTGCGCCAACGGATCGAGAAAGCGCACGGCGTGCTTGAGTTCGCCGATGGAACGCCTAACGACGATACGCCCGAGTCTAAGTTCTTTATGAACATAATGGCAGCCGTGGCCGCTTTTGAGCGTGATAGAATCTGCTACCGCACATCGCGAGGCATCAAGAAGCGGCAGGCCAATGGAGAGCACTTCGGTAAGGTGCCGATCGGGTATCAGAGGGTGAATGGCAAAGGGACGGAACTCGTCCCGTTCGAAAAGGAACGGGTCGCAGTCGAGACGGCACGTCGCATGCGTCAAAATGGCCTCACTTCAGTAGAAATAGCGAACCGATTAGATAGAGGCGGGAGGTTCAGGGGGAAGTACTGGAAAGCCAGGACGGTTAGGAAAATGATCGCCAAAACCCATAATTGGGAAAAGGAAGATGGAGAATAAGATCTGCTCAAGTTGCAAGGCTGAGAAGCATGTTATCTTGAGACTAGTCTAGAACGTAGCAGGACGTTTGATCCTGGAGCGGTATAACCTTGTTACAGCCCTCCACGCAGGAAACGTAGCTCTCGTGCAATTTTACCATCTTAGCTCGGCAGGTTCGGCAACGGAGAAAAGTCGAGGGCGAAATTATGTCTACAGCCGCCATGGCATTGTCGTTAGCTATGAGCTTGCTGTACGCGGGAGAAATCTCGAAGGTAGTGCTAACTCGGTTAATTCGTCGGCACACTCTCAAAATACTTCCTGTACCCCCGAACGGATCTAGGACTCGATCCCCTTCTTTGGTGCTTAACTTCACGCACCGCTCGATCAATCCCTCATGTAGCTGGGTAGGGCTCCATGACCTACGCTGGCGGCTGTTGCCCGTGACGCGTGGGAAATCGAAGCAATCGGAAGGCACCTTGCCTCTTGGATCGGCTCTCTTGTCCCCGCTCTTCTGCCGCTCAGACTCGACGCGGATCTGGTTGGGGTACAATGGCGCATCGCGCCAGCGAAGCCGCCAGATAGGCCGGTGGCCATTTCCGAGGTCATGCTGGTTATGTTGGTAAAACGTGTAGGTCTGGACCATGTGTCTTTTCTCTAGCCCAGGAGTTGAATGGACTAGAAAATTCACGATCGTTCCGACTTCAGCAGCCCACTTAGCGTTATAGCTAAACCAGGTAATGCCTGCAACCTCGACGAGCTTCCGTACCCACTTGGATAGCAGGCTGAAATACTCTTTCGCAGGAAGATTGTCATCATATCCGTCGTACTTTACCCCAATGTTGTCTGGCGGATCGGCAAAGGCAACGGCGTAGTAATCGTCGCCGGCAACTTGAATACCGTCGAGCCAGTCAGTGCAGATTAGTTTGTGTTTGTTCACGCGTTTTTTATTTTCTGGTCATCACGGTATCGCAATATCTGTGTCGAAGATTCGCTCTAACTTGGAGGCAATATATCCTACGGTATTGATCGTCTTGTGAAGCGGATTCCAGGGCCTTGGAACTAAGATGGTCTGCCCGCCATTTCTTGCAAACGCCGAGATGTTGCGCTCGGAGTCGTCGATCAGGAGCGATCGCTCGTTAGCGCAAAAATACTTTGGGGCTCCTATCAGATATTGGTCGTGAAGCCAACCCGGCATGGACCTCTGAATCCAATCGGCCTTGCCCGCAAGACAATCGTTCTCTCCCGATGGTTTCGTAAGCAGGCATATGTTGCTCTTCCCGACAAGTTTGCTGCAAGTCGTCAGGAGCCAACCGCACTCAGCGGAAATTGGAATATTAGCCCAGAAGTTACGAGGGAACCTGTTCCAAAAAGTTTCTTCGGGAATGCTGACACCAGGAAGCAGGGCTGTAACCGCGGTGGCGAGATCGTATTCCCAGGCGGGATCATATTGGCTTTCATTAAAGGGGTTCACGTCGCAGCCGAGGAAGCTAAGAGCCGACATTGTGAAACGGTTCAGCGTATCGTCTACGTCAAGGAAGATTATTTTAGGTGGTTTCATTGAAGACCTCCTGTGAAATCATTAAGTGTTTTATCTATCGCTTTCATAACAGTGATGTCGGCATTTTTTTGCTCCTCTTTCGCCTTTAGGTGCTCGTGGAGGTATCCGGAAGCGTTGAAAATAATACCACAAAGTGCTTCTTCGATGTCTACTTCGTGACCATCCTTCGTGTCAAACGTGCGAAGGCCACGGCAAATTGACCAGGCGTCTAGCGCGTGGCGGAGTAGGGATTTTATGTATACGTCAGGCGGCAATCCGCGCTGCCAGTTATCAGAATCCCGGACCTTCCCGTCTGCTTGGATGCGGTGGCTGTGCATGTAATTTCCGTATCTTCTGATCACCCACGGACTAAGGAAACCTTCGTAATCAATTTTTTCGTCATCAACATTACGGGTTGCACCAGAATCAAAAGTTCGCATCTTGTCGCTCATTTCTTCACCTTCTTATAAGATTCAAGGTAGTCAGCTGCCACTAATTGATTCTTCATTCGTCTGGATCCTCCATCCATTGCTTATGTACAAATTCTTCCAGTGCGCTACCGATCCTAACATTCGGTTTGCATTCACACCAATTTGCATGATACTCGCCAAAATGAGCTTCGCAGCATTCGCAGCCATCTTTCATTTCTTTCGTCCTCTCTTGGGTTTTTCTAGATAGATAGGAGTGCAAAGCGAGATGCCGAGCCCGCGGTCGATAACGATAAACGTCTGAGTCGGATGCTGAAATTCTGCCTTACAAACCTCAAGCGCGTACTCACTGTAGCCAATTAAGCAACCGCAACTAACCCACGATGGATAGTGGTAAAGGTACTGATGCCAGTGTCCGAAAATATCAAAGTCGCAGGCTGTAATTTTCTGCCACTTGTCGATCGCCTTGTTGACTGGAATTGTAATTCCACCGACGCCGCCAAGAAATCGTAAGCCATCACCATGATGAAATCGCACCTTACGACCCATAATAGTCTGGATATTCCAATAACCTTCCCCAATCAGCCAGGTAACGCGGGGTTCTGAGGCATAATACTTAGCCAGAGTCATATAGAGCAACCACTCGAAACTATTTCTGTGGTTAGTCTTAATTCGCTTTTTAGCTGTCGTGCGGGCATGATTGCCGCAACAAGTGGGAATGTAAATCGGGAGTTTTGTTTCCCTAAGCCAGAGGTCGATTCCTGAGCAGATCATTTCCTGTAGGAAAACGCACGCCTCAGTCGGCGAGAGCGTGTTAGTTTCCAGAAGCTCCTCGTGAATGTACCCGCTAAGCAGATCCCCAAGCTGTGGGTACCAGATTTCGCTGACTGGTGCTTGATAATTTTGCCACTCAATCATTTCCAAGACCTTTTGGTAAAAGGTCTTAATACGCGCCTCGGCTATTCTAAGATTGAAACGATTCTTACCACTAACTGAAGCCCAGAATACTCGCTCTTCAACATGCCAGTCCGAGGCCGGCACTACGGCAGCTACAGTTCCTGCCTTCGCCTTCTTGGACGGCTTGAATTTCTGAATAGAGGGCATATCCGGAAGACCTACAAGCATATCAGCGCGGGCCTCCATCTCTACTGCTGTTTTGGTTGCCTCCTTGCATTGCCTCCGCCATTTTGCAGCTTCAGTCTTCGCTTTAGCGAGTTCCAGATCGTGGCTTTCGGCTACTGCGCCTTTGATTAGGTCTTTCGGATTTTTCTTACGGGGCATTAACTAGCTCCTTTAATTTGCGAGCAACACTGTTTTCGTGGACAGAGAGATCAAGCTCTTCCCTGAGCTTGCGAGCAACGACAGAAATCGACGCCCCGGGTTGAAGCCGCAATTGATGAGCAATATCCTGAATGTAATTCAGATCTTCCTTTGAAAGGCGATCAAACCACTTCCACTTAGACTGCATTGACCCCTTGACAATATCGGAAGCGCTTCGTCTAGTTTTCTTTTTGGTCATGGATACCTCCGGAAATTTCTTCAAGAATGTCACTAGCCCCGGAAGCAATTCCGCAAAAAAGCGGGCTTGCAATGACTCCGAGGTTACTAAGGTCAACAACGTTACAAGCTATGTCGTATAATGTATCTGCATGAGATGCAAGATCTCTCAGGCTAATACGTTTGCACACTTGCGGAGGTTTTTCGTACATTGCTTCAATGTCTCTCCGGCATACAGAACAAACGATAGCCATCTTTTTTTCATTACCCTTCAGGGTATGGATATAACAATACCTCTGGACAGCCATAACAACTTCTAGTCGTACGCGAAGGTCCGCGGCAACAACCTTGATCGGGAAGCCGCCAATTAGCTGAAAAATAATCTTCTCACGGATGCCCAACGGGCACGCCAGGGCGAGCGACATGGCCTTGCGAATCCTTTCGATGGTTTCGTGTCCGGAGTTTGTATCGCGTCCTATTTTGCTATCCGTTTGGCCTTGATTGATAAGACGACGGATATGTTCTTCTTTTTGTATAGAAATCACTTAGGACGCTCCAATCTCGTGAGAACAAATTCAATACGAGGAAATTCAGGATCGAATTTGAATTCTGGCTCGCGGCGGGTCATGTATTCGGGAGTATCATCGGAAACTAACCCAGAGTCGACAATGCCATCATAGGCTGACTTAATGGAGGCAATTGCGTTGTCAGTATCCCTACGTCGTTTCGTTGGGTGATAGAAGGTCACTTGCACCTCGATATGCGGCCATGGCGCCGAACTAATCTCCTCTTGCCTAATATGCTCTCTGGCTAGCTTGCGGTATCGCTTAGCCGCACTAGCTTTCGCGAATCGTCCTTTCATCGACGCAATTGGATGATTCGGGTGAAGATTTTTTGCCGGCAGCGGCAGGATGATAACTAGGGATTCATCAGTCATCAAGCTCCTCCGGTGCAAATTTTGCTGTCCAATAGACAACCTTCTCGCCCACCGCTCTGGCGATAATTCGACCAGACTCAGCTAGGTCCAGGAGGTACTCGGCACGCTCGTTCATCCGAAGCCATGGCGAGCCTTGAGAAATCTGCCCCTTGATCCGGCCTCCGTACCCCGAACGCGCAATGTAACGTTCCAATCGGTTCTTCTTTTCTTCTAGCACAGAGCCTGCTATTTGGCCAACCGTCGCATAGCCAAAATCACGCAGTAAGTAGACGACCAGACGACATGCGTAATCGGCCACGGCAGCATCAATCACAGGATTATCGAAATTTATGCTCGCTGCATAAATCAAGGCAATACGACGCGCATTCTCTTCGGCCTTTTTCCAGAGGCGACTTAGATCGTAATTTTCAATCCCGATATTCTTGGTGGACCTGTCAAGCATTTTGAAGATTGCCGTCGCTTCGTCGGTGCTTGGTACGACCAATTGATGAGGCCCAACAGTATCTACTTGCCATCCTCTGACTCGTTGCCACTCCAGAAGATTACCATCTTCGTCTGGACATCTAATTTCGCGATCGAACCATGCCCGGCACCACTCGACAAGCTCCATCGGAGGTTTAGGCTCCGTGAAGTCCTCTTCTTTGTCTGGCGTCGTGTCAGTCCGGAACACCAGGCACCTAGATAGCCACCCGTCGTGCAACTCCTCGGGAGACAGCCCGGCAGCGAACCGATCCGGCTCTGAGACGCCCCAGATGCAACAGCATGGCTGTATGAGTTCACGGTCTAACTCTGAGTCGGCGAGGTCTTTTGCCGTGTATTTATCTTCCGCATGGCTGTAGAGCTTGATCAACAACGGTACGATCTTTTTGGCGTACACATTGTTTCCGCTCTTAATGTCAGACAAGAGATGCCCAATCTCGTCGAGTAAGTAAACTGTGTTCGCCTGTCTGGAAAGCCGCTTCAGAATTGCTGAATCGGAAGCAATGTCATCTCCGCCAATCAGTTTCGATATCTGCGCAAACTCGCAAAGCTTCCGAATGCTTTTCTGCGCGTGAGCTTTCCCCGCTGAAGAATCTGCGACCCCCATGCAATAGATATTTGTTCGCATCCCTCGGTGGCTCTTAATCTTTCTACCGAATAGCGCACCGAGAAACGCCAAGTTGCAACCAAGAGTCAAGAAGGGCTGCTTCCGAATCGAATTTGCATTCATCCAAGCGCAGAGTTCTCCAAGCTTACCCATGGGCGCCGTAAGGAAATCCAATTCTGATTGAGCGGGGCGGGTCCGGAAGAAGTTCGGCTTTTTGCGAACTTTTGAGGCAGCAGCAGATTCGGCCACGCCTGTACACAGCTTCCCTATTGACGCGGATAGCGCCGGGCTCGCCTGCAAAACTGGCTCAAATGCAGTGTCATACAAGAGCCAACCCGAAGACTTGTTAGGTGGATGCTTCCTGGCCTCGCTGACCTTCCGGCGGAAGTCTCGGTCGTCCTTCTGGACGCTGAAGTCCCACGGTGGGACGCACCGCGGATTGTACTCAGTCGCAAGCAGGCTGAACGTCTCCTGGTCGCTCAGAAGAAAGCCGTGCATAATGAACCCGGCCGCCCGCAGGAGCGTGCTGTGCCCTCCCCCCCCTTGGACAGCCGGATCGACGGTTGCCAGGTAGAGGCTAGCGCGGTCTATACGTTGATCGTAGAGTTCATGCGTAACATCTGGCGGAATGACGACAGGTACCGCGGGGGCTAGTTTAGAGGCAGGTCTAAGGGCATCAGGGAACTCACTCGCATGAATCTCCCACGGGGCACGCCCTGGTGCCCAGTCATATTGCTTGCCGTTAGGATGGATGCTGGGAGCGAGAATGACATAGTAGCCGTTTCCGCGTATGTCGATGCCTTGGCGGAAGTTGTTTTTGTTGGCTGGCGGATTATCCGTCGTGTAGAACGCATGGAGGCCCCCACGCGGCGTTCGCTGCACGACCGTAACCGGGATTTCCGGAAACTCCTTCAGGGACTCGTAGCCATTGAGCCCCTTCTCGTTGTCCAAGTCAACATCGACGACGTAGAGATTGCTGATCCCTCCGCACGCGAAGCCGATATTGTAATTCGGGTTTGTTGTCCACCATTGCTTAATCTGAGAGGAATCGGTGGTTGCATCTTTGACGCCATGAGCAGTTGCTGGCACTTTTTGGCCTGGCTTGCACGGAAAGATTGGCCATCCAACTGAGGCATACCATGCTGCTGCATCTGAAAGTTGTTTCATGCGCTCACGTCATCCGTCTTGGTAATTGCTTCATTGTATGCGACAATTTCCCAGTTCTTCCCTTTTCGCTTTACGGAAATGGTTTTTGTGTACTCAGCTATTCCTTGCGTTAGGAACATGTAATTGAGCGCTTCGTTGACTGTGGCCGGCCTGCTGCCGCCTGCTACCTGATGGAGGCCGAACCGCTTTGCCCACCACTTGCTAGCGCATTCTCCTGCGTAGCCTTCATGGTCGAGACAAACCCATTCCGAGAACATGCTCTTTCCACATCGGTATTGGACTCGCAGACTGTCTGGAAAACCGAGCTTTCGATGCCGAGATGCAAAGACAGTATGGACATTACGAACTTCTGGTACATTAGAAAGGATTGATCGTTGTGAGACTTTAGTTTCGTGCAATCGTTTCTCGCAATCGGCTGCTTCCATCTTGTCGAAGACTATTTTAGGGATCACCCAACCGCAAGCCGGGCAAGTACCGATGGCCCGTGAAAAAGATTCTCGGCAAAGCTCACACGTAGCTAGGGCAATGGGCTCGCCGCCGAGTATGTCAATTGGCCCGTGCTCTTCGATACAGCAGGCGAAGTCAAGAACCAGACATACATTTTTTTGTTTATGTAATCGAAGCCCTCGTCCGACCATCTGTGAGAACAATCCGGCTGATAGAGTAGGCCGAAGTAGCACAATACAATCAATGATCGTTGCGTTAAATCCCTCGGTATAGACGTTGACATTACAGATAGCACGAAGTTTCCCGGCTTTGAAATTATCCGCAGCACGCTCTCGGATTTTACGTTTAGTACCGCCAGTAATGGCTGGTGCATGTATTCCATGTCGCTGCAACTCTTTTGAAACATTATTGCAATGATCTACATCGACACAAAAGAAAACTGCTGATTTGCGATTTTCGGCATTCATGATTCGTACAGCTTCAGCAACTGCTTCAGTAACGATTACCTTCTTGTTCGTCGCTGCCGACAAGGATCTGGTGATGTAATCGCCTCCGCTGTTGCGTTTCACTCCGCCTAGCTCTGGCTGGATAACTCCGACTTTCGACCGTAGCTTACACAGATAGCCATCGTGGATAAGGCTAGTGATTTTAGCTTCGTAGCAAATCTCGTTGAGGAGATGATCCTTGTGGCAGATCGCTCCGTAACCCATGCGGAACGGGGTGGCAGTCCATCCGATAACACGGAGGGCTGGATTCCACTTTCGACAACCTTGTAGAAAAGTTCTATACTTTCCTTCTCCTTTAGGAGGAATGCGATGCGCCTCATCGACCATGGCAACATCCCATGCAGGAAAATCCCCGGATCTCTTGTAAATGGAGTCAATAGAGGCGAAGAGTACGTCTGCGTCGTAGTCTCTGCGTCCGAGAGCGGCTGAGTAAATGCCAATACGAAACTCAGGGCACATCCCTTGAAGCTCTGCTGCATTTTGTTCGATAAGCTCCTTGCGATGTGCCAGGATGATAATCCGCACATGAGGGGACTCAGATTTCCACTTTCCGACGATCCAGGCGATAAGGGCACTTTTCCCTCCTCCTGTTGGAATGACTACGCAAGGGTTTGTCTCTTTCGTGCAGACATGCAAATGCAAGGCATCTAGCGCTTCTTGTTGATAAGGACGAGGGATCATTGCGTGCAATATACTGTAAAAATGGTCATGAAGTCCTTGTTGACGTGCATTTGCCAAGCGCTATCGCACGCCCTTAAAGTAGCTAATGGCAATGTCTCGTTAATTATCTCGAAGAGACTCCACTCGAACCATATTGGGCAAGCGTAAATGATCGTTATCATTCTACGCCCTCTCGAATTTGTGCCCCATGCCCGTTTAGTAATACAACCGCAAGCCGGCCGCCTTCAAACTCGGCGATATTCCGATCATTAGGAAGCTGGCTGATATCAATCGGTTTCATCGCCCAGAAATCCTCTCCATACCGGTTGAGCCATTCGTTTGCGAGACCCGATTGATGCCCTTCCCAGACGATACGCGTGTCCTCTTCTGGATAGCGGTTCAAGATATCATCGCAGGCATCCGTGGCCACGGCGCCCATGACCTGCTTGGCGACGACGATCATCTCATTGGTTAAGTCTTCCACGCGCAACGTCATGAGTTCAGCAGTTGAGAAGCCACGATCGTGCGCTCCATGATTCCAGGGAGGCTCTTCATCTCCTGTATTTTGAAAGACAATATAATCGTCGTCTGCTAAGTTTCGTCCGCATCCTATTGGCTCGGCGAACGACAACATTCCCGGAAGAAGCAGATGCTTATCACAGGTCGTATCCTGATCTTGCGAGGATAATGATCTTTCATGCTTTGTGCAGAGCCACCGTGCATGGCCGTCAAGTTTTGGCGTTGCGTGGCAGCATTGCCGGCAAGAGGGAGCCGTAATCGGCAATGCCGTGTCTCCGATCCCCCAGCAGATCTTCTGCGCATCGCACCATGAACAGAGATAGTAGTCGCTTCGGCTATATGGTCGTTCTGGTGGCTTATTATTGAAGACAATCCGCTCTGCTCGAGCCATGAGGTTCTCGCAGAATGCCTGGTCGTATCGAATCCGTTCGGTGTAGAGTTCGTCCGTGTTCTTATCCTTTGCCATGTATAAAGCCCGCTTCATGCCTGTTTTGTGCATGTAGACTTGCATCTGGGCATAGTGTTGTGGCTTGAAATCCTTGACTCCGCTCTTCTTGAGCTTGGCGAAAGACTTGTTATTATGTGTCTTGAATTCGAGAACATGCCACGTCTTCGGCGCTTCTGGAATACCTAGACCTACGCCGTCCATGTGGCCCGAGAAGTGCTCGCCAAGATCGCTGATCGCAAACTGATTGCCGTCTTGATCTATGTCGTGAACCTCGCATCCTATATCTAGTAGATCTTCGACCATGCGAGCCTCTTCAAGGTGGCCAGTTTGAAATAGGCGATACATTCTTCCATCGAATTCCGGCTTAGTAGTTTGTCGGAAATTGTACCAGAGGTACCGCTCGCAATGGTGTCCGATAATCGAGGCGCCTAGATATTTCCGAGGCGATTCGGTATCTCCAGTTTTCTTGTAGTGCTTGTAGATTTTCTCTACTGTCTCGGAAAGCTCCGGGAGGTAGGGCGTGAGATCAGCCATCAATCTCTCCTGCCTTAGGAATCTTGACGGTGATAGCGTCCTTGGCAGGCGTAATTTCAACGTGCTGAGAAATTAACTTAAAGATCTCGGGCACATTCTTTTGGTACCACTCATACATCACCTCGTCAAGCGTATGAGTGGTCTTGGCTTTGATTGGCGGTTGGACGCTTTCCCCAATCTGCTTTGCAACTAAAAGGAATACATCCTTGATCCCTTGAAGGTCTGCCTTGTATCTTAGGCTGCGTTTAACGGTGATCTTCACACCGTCTTCAAGGGTCTCGGTTCTTTGCCCTTTATCGGGTCCTTCGATTAAACTCGCGATGGCTTTCTCGGCAACTATACGAGTGGATTTTGCCTGTTCCTCGGCAGCCTTCGCACAAACAAACTTTCTGGCGAGATTCCTTAGTTCCTGATCCCTTGTCATGTTCTCTTCTTTCTTGATGATTGTAATAGAGCATCTGCGCCACCCAGATAGCGTTGATAGTTGTACATAGCAATCCCGCAAACCATGACCACGGAACATTTATGGCCGCATAGAAGTAACAATTCCAGACGCCCCAGCAGACCATGAAAATCATAGGAGCAAGGCATACGCCTCTTACTTGCTTGTCTGCTTTCAGGCGGTGAATGTTCGCAGCCAGCAAACATGCAGCTACTAGCTCAAAGCACGCGTTGATCTGATCTGGTGTCATGAGATTCTCTTAAAAACTCGCTAGCTCGCCGGCCAGCCGGCTGCGGGGTTCCGTATGGGCAGCGGGGCCAGGGGAGCGAGGTTAACGAGTATAGAGGAGTCGCTACGGCTTCAGCCATGGAGCAACAGGAGCGCCTGGAGCCGTAGCCGCCGCAGCGTCAGGTGCAGTAGCAGGAACGATCGCAGCAGGCGCCTGCTGATGTGTAGGTAAAGGAGCCGGGGTGTACGCTTCCACTCCGATAGCGGGAGAGGCCGCAGGAGCAACGGCAGGAGCAAATGCAGCAGGCGTTGGGGCAACTAGCGCCTGGCCAGCAACCTTGTATGTTCGGATGTTATTCTGATCATCTTTGACCTTGACGCAGGCGATGACAACCTTTTGCAGGAGCATGTCTGTGTCTTTCAAATCAGGAATACTAGACGCAACACTAAGAGCGCCGAGGCTACGCTTGGCCATCTCGACAGTTTTTGGATTCTTGTTATGGATATTGAGACGATCCCAGAGCTTACACCCCTTAGAAGGGCATTCATCCAGAATTGTCATTTCTACCTCGATGTAATGACCGTCCTTTGCTTTGGTCTCCTTAATGCTAGAAGCGTCAATCTGAACGGTGTAATCGCCTGGAGGAACAACATCAGGCGGAGCAGTCTCTGGGTCGAAGCCTTGTCCATCGAAAAAACCAGTCAGGTCTGCCATAAGAAAATCTTTCTTGAGAGAGGAATGAAGTGTGGTTATTTGGCCGAAGCTACGGCCGCTTGGTAATGCTCCCACGAGAACGGAAGCTCATGAGGAAGTCGACCGTATACGCCTCGGCCGCCTCCGGGATGCGCTGGGCGTTTCTGCGTGTAGAGGAAACGCTGCCCGCCCGAGGTGTCCATACCTTTGCCAGTTTCCTTGCCGAATCCGGCTTTCTCTACTTTGACCACGACCTTTGTATTCGCGAAGACAATCGCGTCAGCCCAGCGATAAAGTAGGTTCGCGGCCTTCTGATTGATGTCGGCAACGTACCGATCATAATCCGGCCCTTCGGGATTGTTGAACTGCCGGATAATAACATGTCCAACAATAATCGAAGCCATATTCCGGTGCGTTCGCAAGGCATCGAGATACTGCGTAAGAGTCCCCCATTCCATGAGAGACTCAGTGTATCCCTTCCCGTATCCGCCAAGTACAGTCTCAATTGACGAAGCGCCTTCGTTGCGAGCCCGTACGTCATTCCAGACAAGCGGCTCTAGCGTGCTAGCGGAATCAATAACGACAGTCCGAAACTCATGCTCGCCATCTAGGAGGGACTGAAGTGCGGACTTCACGTCGGCGAAACAGGTGCTCGGAGGGAACTGCTGAACCGGAAGGTCGTCAATTCCTTCTTCGCCTGCGATCGGAATAAAACATGGCGAAGGAAAGCAAGCAGCGAAAGTCGACTTGCCAATCTTCTCAGTGCCGAGAAGAATCATACGTGGCGGACGAATCCCGAAGCCGCTACCGATCGAACTTAGATCAAAAGCCATTATAAGTCTCCACGGATTTGAGGATAGCCTTCATGGCAGGCGATGCTTTTGCATCAGTCCCAAATTTCTCCCCATCAAGATCAGTAAGCTCCCGGAAACTATCCGTAGCTTTGCAAACGATATTTTGGTACTTGATGATCTGCTCTCGGTACCACTTAATATTCTTCTTGAGATCAGAAAATGTTATTTCATATTCCTGAACTTTAGCTCGAAGAACAGAAATCTTGGCTCTCAATAGCCCCTTGGATTTCTCTGCTTCCTCTCGCAACTCCAGACAGTCGCTTTCGAGTACCGATCTTTCCCTCCGCAACTTCAGGCAGTCGCTTTCGAGTATACCAATGAAAACCCTAAGCCCCTTGGATTCCTTCTCGAAAATCTGCCGAAACATTTTTCTCAAGAGTCTCTTCATTCTCTTCTATCTTACTTCAATTTTGAATTCGGCTGAGGTAACTTCAAACGGAGCGTCAAGGAAGGAGTTAACGATTTCAGCGATAGCTGTCGCAAAAGAAAAACCCGGCCCGCCTGCCGCGGTAGTATCCCGGCCTTCCAATATATCGCAAGCAAGACCAAGCAGGTACTCGTCATTTCCGTGAACTAAGTACACCTTTTTGTCCATCTTATCGTTCCCTCAGTATAGTCTCGATCGACTGGGACAATCGTTCAATCGTTTTCTGATGAGCGTCGCGCTCTTCTTTGATTGCCTTCAGAAATGCGATTAAGGCAATCCGCTGCGTGACAAGCAGATACGCTACTGTTCCTGTAAGCACAAAAAGCGCCCCTCCTTGGGCGAGCCCGTTAGATTCCATGAGAGTTGTTCCTGCTACTGTCGTAGCGGAGCCAAACAACAACCCGTACAGCAAGATACGCACGACGCACCTCTTGACAAATCTTTAAGGGTTGACAAAAAAATGTTGAAATAAGTATCCAGCTTGCTGCGGTAGCTGTGGTCGCACGAAGACTATTCCACCTAACACCGTTATTCAGCGGACAAGGGAGCCCATCTGAGTTCATGCCCAAACTATGGTTCACCTACTGGATGCCGAGTCTCCAGCATCGTCCTTATTCCACGTAGACGACACACGTCCCTAGTTACGACGGTCGCGCGGCTTCTCCAATGATATTCGGCGAATCGGTTGGACCAAGCGGCTCGTCCGATGGGAGCTTCCCGGCTATGTCAACTCGCTTGATGTCACCAAGGAAGTCATCGAAGTATCCGATGATTTGCTGGTATTGCCCGAACATCCGAAGCGAATCCATCTCCGTATAAAACCTGCTTCGGTCGGCGCTGTTCAGACGAGTCCACGCAACAATTGCCTGATCAATGGCGCCAACGATGAGAATCGCGTTGGACGATTTGAACTTCAGTTGGCTATTGAGCGGAATATTCACATCGCTGCCGTCCAAGGCGAAGGGTAGCGGGAAAAGTCCACTTGCTGAGTTCTGTGCAGTGTCCCCGCCGGACGGATTGTCAGCGTCGGTGATCGTAGCGTCCACGTCTCTCGATTCCTCAATGAGAGATCTCAGATCTTTGTTTTGCGGATTATGCGTGTAGTGCCGCCGAACCTCATCAGCACGCACGAGCAAGGCCCGGAGGTGGTCACGAGTTGCATCATCGGTGCCGCCACGGTTAGAGAGTTCGTCATTTGAAATTGCTTCCTGCCTCATCGTGATCAGCGGAGCAATAGCCGCCACAATGTGCTGATTGCGCAGAACAGTCACTGCTCTGCTAAATTGCTCTTGCCCTGGATCGCCTTTGCCCATGTCATTTCTCCTTGTCCGAAGTTAAACAGATCATGAAAACATTAAAAGAAACAATAAAAGCCGCAAACGAAGATAACACCAAAATGAAGGCGAATGCTTCGAGCGGGTCAGACATTTCTCTTCCTTTAGGTTGCAGCCACTTGGATTGCCAGAAATACGATACTCCCTCCAAACGCCCCCAGAAAGCTCCCGCAAGCGCAGAGCAATATAGCAAGCAGCATAAGGGATCTCTCTTGATCGTTCATATTCATATTCTTTTCCTTCGAGTCAATTCCAGATACTAGCTTCAATGCGGATTACAGCCCAGATCCACCCAAGAATGGCCATAGCTGTTACGGCAATTACTGCTACAGATGACGCACCAACAAGAGAAATAGTTGTGAGTATTTTTATTACTATGAGCATTTTCATTTCTCTTCCTCTTTGAAGACAGCGGCAGGCGCTACTTCATTAAAGCGGCTTTCGAGTTTGATTCGCAACTGCCTAAGTGCATCCGCCGCAGATCCATTAGGACTCTGCGTGAGGAACATGTCAATGGTGTCATACGCAAATCGTCCGATAATCGCGTCATGTACCGGGCTGCGTCCTTCGAGTTGCGAAAGTTGTAGAAGTTGCTTGGCTTCTGTGTCGTCTCGGGCAATAGGCGAAAAGGAGTCGGCCGCCGTGGCAGCCTGGCCTCTCTTTCGTACCTGACGCCGCTTGTAGAGCTTTGTCGCAGCCTGAAGAGCCAGCCACGCAGCCCAGCTTGAACCGCCAGTTGCAACTACCCCAGCGGTCCCGGCGGCTACCTTGCCGCCAAGCACCGCCAGGCTGAGCCAATCAATTTGTCCTAGAATACTCGTTTCATGCGAAGCGTTCTTTCTTTCAGGTTCACTATTATTTTCTTGAGGTTCCATAGCCGCAATAGGCACTAGCGGCAGCCGCTCAGCAACATCAGGAATAGCCGCCCCCGGCCTGCCGGAGCCGTGTGATTCTACGGGGGCCGAGGGCGGCTGCGGATTGGATGTCCCTATCGCTTGTTTATCGCGTAGCGCGTTATTTAGGAATTGATTGATACGAACGCAGTCAATTGCATGAGTCCCTTCTTTGCCGCCACCCAAAATCACACCTACGATCTGCCTCTTACGATTCAGAACTGGGCCGCCAGAGTCCCCAGGTTTAACGGCAGCCCGAAAGCTAAAACAGTCTGTCGAGGTGTCTTCAGCGATGTTCGGAGTTAGCCATTCATACTGAGTGACCACCCCCAATAATACACGGTGCCTCTGCGTGCCTCCGAAACCAAAACCCGCGACAGTCTCCCCGAGAGGAGGCCGATTTCTTGCAATACTAAACTTCTGGCGATTACTCTTGCGAACCTGCAAGAGCGCAAGATCTAGATAATGATCCTTGGCGAGAATATCCGCCCAGGCGCGTTGTCCATTAGTAAAGATTGCCATCGTATTGCCGGCGTGCTCTAAAGCATGAGCGCAAGTCAGAATCAAGTCATTCTTATGCGGCGTGTCGATAAGAACCCCGCTGAAGTAACCTGGTCCTTCATGATCGGTATGCGACAAAAACACAAGTGCTGACGAATGAACTTGTGGACGGCTTGTCGGGCATTTTCCGTCGCGGCAAGTCAGCGGCTCGGCGCTCCAGCACAATCCAGTGGCAAGCAGCAGTATAGATGCAAGCAGCAAGATCAGAGTGATGATCTCAGGTACCCCTGGAAACGGGCGAACACGTCTCATAGCAAAAACTCCCGTTCATACGGCGTGACACAATTGATAGATGCACAATTAGCAGCTACGTTTCCTGCTATCCTGTGAAAACTCGGCAAGTCATCCATGTACGTATGAGAGCATGTTACCAAAATGGGATTCAATACAGCAGTCTTCCTTGGGCAATCGGCAACAATCGTATGACCGCTTATCTTCCAAAATCCTCCCTGCTGGCGAAGCCATCGCACACATTCGACATTTGCCGGCACTCGCAAAGTAGAAAACGGAACAAGCGCTCGCCAATTTCCTAACCAGTAACCATGACGATACACAGCGTCCGAAAGAACCATTTCTCGCACGCCAATCCCACGCTTCTGCAAGCCCTTAGCAAGTCGCATCGCTGCCGCACCGCCCCACGAGTATCCGTAGATCTTTACGCTGACATCATCGGCAGCCAGCCGCCAGATAAACTCGGCGAGTGTATCCATGTTATCGTTCCACGTCCGCAGTAGAACCAGAGTATCCGGCCCGGATTGGGCCCGGTGGAGATCTCGCCAGAGGCGGATCATGCCATTCGGCTTGCCTTCCGTTTGAAGGAAGCCGCTGATGACAACATGGTAGTTCTTGATTGTTTCGACTTGTTGAATCATCGTATCCTCCTTACATTAAAATGAACCACACTGCCTTGATGATAATCCCGAGAGCTAGGACATTCGTAAAAAGAAACAATATAGTAATCGTGAGATATATCACATTCTCCCAGCAACTGTCAAGAAAATCTCTCCACCCGTGTTGCATGTCATCCCTTCTTTTCGCTAACTTAAACGCTTCAAGCATTCACTCTACCATGCCCTTCGGCGTTATGCTACTTCTTTTTTGAATTTTCCTCTTTGATCGCTTTAGTGATCGCTACCACCCTATCCTTGACCCCCTTTGGATTGGCCTTACGCATGGCAGAAACTAGCTGCTTGGACAGCTTAAACGGCGGAGGCGAGCCGCTAATTAGAGAATTCATGTCGGCCTTTGTTACGTCATTCCCGGCCATAATTGTCCGAAGCTCCCCCCAGCTAAGCTCGGCCAAAGACTTAGCATCGAGAACCATCTCCGAGCCTTCCTTATAAGCTCGCTGCCGGCGATCCTCTGATGTTCGATAAGCGCTCTTGATCTGCCCGGCAGAGACATAGCCTTTACTTTGCAGTATCCTTGAGAGCTTTCTTGTTGCTGAACTTTTTGCTTGCTTGAAATCGCCAAGTTTGAAAGGTATTGCATGTTCAATATCAAGCGGCTCCATTCGTTGCCCGGTTGATATTGCCAATATTTCAGTTAACGCATTGTAGGTCCGTCCATTCTTTTCCTTGTAACCAATCGTGCCTTTGACAACCTTCTCGGCTTGAGAAGTAATCCCGGGCTGCAATTTCTTCCAGGTGTGTTTCGCTATCCCAACTGCTATCTCTTTGCCGGTATCTCCTCGTTTCCAGACTGCGCCGGCACGCCCATCCACGGTACCAGAAGCCGCCTCTTTGATTGTCTTTATTAGAAGATCTGCGCTAACGAATGGCGCGGCAGCTTCTTTAATTCCATCAAGCATACCATCCAAAAAAGAGTCGCCTCTCCAGAATGCCCTGATCGGAGACTTCAATGTGCCATGCGGGTCTGAGTAAGTCATATCAATAGACCCGTATACCGAAGCGTTCTTGTTGTTACCGTAATGGACAAAGGTATGTTGATCTTGCCACGGCTGACGAAATTTCCTTAATTTCTCATCCTCCTCGCGAGAAACCCCCCACCACCACATTGAAAAAGCCGACAAAGCCTCTATAACTGTTGCCATTGCAAAAACACCCGCCAACCTCGTAGCGCCAATCGCACGAGTCCGAGGGTCCTTCATCTCCTTATAAGCCAGTTCGAGCGTCTTGTACGTTGTTCGATATACTTCAGAAGGGAAGCTGACAAACATACCGATAGCCGGGAATCGACGAAGCAGCCTAATACCCTCTGGAACGAGGGAATATGTCGGGTAGGTATCAGTAACAATTTTTGCTGTCAATTCTTCAATTTCTTTCTCACTAAGATCCGGCCTATACTTTTGGTAGCGAGCCTTCTCGTTTTCCCAGGCATAAAGTTTCCAAACATCGTCTCCAGCTTGATATAACTCTGTCGCCTTTTTGGTCGACATCTTAATAAGCGATTTGAACTTATGGGCCCTCCGCTCTTCTGCGGCAAGCACAAATTCTTCAATATCCGAAGCCGCCCATGCGTCTTTCATGATATCACGAAACTCCCCAGCATGTACGCTCTGCCCGACAACAAGCAACTCCGTCGCTCTCGAATAGTATGCTTCAATTTCAGCGTTAGTTTTTTTTGTAAGAACAGCCCATGTTGTCTTCCACGCTTTTTTTGACATACCTACTCGCCAATGTCCTTGCATCATTGCGAAACCAATATTTCCGATAAGATTTCGCGTCTGCGTCATTGGCGAATAGATTGTCTTCCCAGCCTTCACGGCAGCATTGACTTTGAAATACAATCGCAACCAATCTGGCGCCCCTTCAGGTGAGGTCTCTCGCTTGAAAGCGGCTGCAATCTCGGGCGTAGTTAGCAAACCGTTCAATGGTGCCATAGCTATATTAGTTTCAGAAGATAACGGTGCAATGAGATCGCCATATTCGCTCTCAATTGGATTGCCAGCTTCGGCCAGAAACTTCCCTAACCCAAACTCCTTAACCTCAGATAAAAACTCATGGTTAGCAATGATATGTCCGATCTTCATCATCGACCTGGCGTAGTTTACACGAGGATCTGTATACTCTCCATACAAAGCTCTTAGCTCTTCCGGCAACTCGGTATTTTTCTTCTTAAAAACCGACAGATCTTTCGATCCAAGTTGTGCTTTCGCTAATAGTGCTATCGGAGCCTGAGCGGCCTTTCCTTCGTAAAGTAATTGCTTGATATACCCATTTATTTCCTTCTCTGACTTATCTGGGAACTCACGACGAACCCACGCCTTTGCGTTATTGCGGATATCTTCAGGGACTTTATCCGCCCACTTAGGATCATCAAAAACACGAAACGACCGCGTAACGTAAGACTTCATATTATTAGCGACTACCACCGCCAAGTCACCTTCAATAATACCCTCGTCAATCAACCGTTGACTCATGCTGTCCAAGGTAGAACGAAGCATCCCCGCCGGAGCACGCATGACTTCCGGCAATTCTTTTACGTCTAGCTCTCCTTGCATGTATAGATTAACCATCTTCGCACCGTTGACATTCAAGATGCCGCCAAATGCTTCCTGCGCCGCGCGATCGTAGGCAATAACCGCAAAACCTATATCGGCTTGAATCTTGCCGATTTTCCCCAGCCGAATTCTTTTACTCTCGTGAACCTCTTGCGGCAGATCTCCACGCGAGAGACCAAATCGTCTAGCCCAGCCCAAAGTCGTCTTCTTGATCCCTTTGATTTTCTTAATAATTGCGTCAATTGGAATTCCGATTCGACCAGCAGTGTCCGTCAGGAAACCTTTGTCATCAGTTTTGACGACGTCAGTAAGATCAATTCGAGGCGACTCTTTTTTCGCATCTCCTTTGGCAACTGGTCGCACTCGACTTTGACGGGCGGGCCGGCCCCCTCGTCCACGTCGGCCACGCCGAGCATCTGCCTCTTTGCTTATGCCGAGTCGAGAGCTAGCTTGCAATTCCTCCTTGGTTAAGTCCTCTTCCGCTCTAATTTCAGCCTGTTCTTTTAGGGATATGCCCTTAGCGAGCTTAGATGGTGGGGGCGTAACCTGCTGAGGGGGGACTTCTAACGGTGAGGTCTTCGGATCTCTGTAGACTTCGGCGCCAAGATAAGCAGGATCTAGTACCTTCGCGGGAACAGCCGGAGGGAATGGGCCCAAAACTGTAGAAGGAGCCTCCTGCGGCCCCTCTACACCTCTCTGTTGCCCCGCAGGACCAATCCCCCTCGCGACCTCCTGGGCACCTCCCTGGCGAAGCTCCTCTTCGGCAGTCTCTGCCTTAGACTCTGCTTTAGCAGTAGGTTCAAGCAACAAATCATCATCGCTTATTTTATCTTCCGCTTCTTCTGGCTCTCCTGCGTCCTCTGATAACCTTGCAGGATCAATCGTACCGGGGGGCCTTGCAGCGGTGGCCGGACTAGCCAATTT